CACTTAAGCCATTAAATGTACCTATTGAAACAGGTGTGTTTACTGACAAAGCTCCTAATGAATATATTGTATTAACTCCTATTGATGAATACTTTTTACTTTTTGGAGATAATGCACCATTAGTAGATATTAGCAGTGTACGAATATCTCTATATACAAAGGGTAACTACCTATCATTAAAGAACAGCATTGTAAAGGCTTTAATAAATGACGGATATACATTAACAAACCGTCAGTATATTGGATATGAAACAGAAACTATGTATCACCACTACAATATAGATGTGGAAAATTATTATGAAACGGAGGAATTTTAATGGCAACAATAGGTCTTGATAAGCTATACTATGCAGTCATCAAGGAAGATGCAAATGGTGACGAAACATACAGTACACCGGTGCCACTGGCAAAGGCAATTTCTGCTGAGCTTTCTATTGAACTTGCAGAGGCAACTCTCTATGCTGATGATGGTGCATCTGAAGTTGTAAAGGAGTTTAAGTCAGGTACACTTTCCTTAGGTGTTGATGATATTGGTAACTCAACTGCAAGTGATTTAACAGGTGCAGTGATTGACAAAAACAATGTTGTAATCTCAGTAAGTGAGGGTACCTCCTCACCGGTAGCTATTGGGTTTAGAGCAAAGAAGTCAAATGGCAAGTACAAATACTTCTGGTTCTATCGAGTTAAGTTCGGTATCCCTGCTACTAGCCTTGCAACAAAGGGTGACAGTATTGCATTCTCAACACCTACTATTGAGGGTACAATTATGAGAAGAAACAAAGTTGACGGAAACAACAACCACCCTTGGAAGGCTGAGGTTACTGAGGGTGAAAACAATGTATCTAATGATACTATTACAAATTGGTACAAGAATGTGTATGAACCTACATATACATCACCATCTAAGTAAGGAGAATAAATATGGAAAATGAACGCTCATCAGTAATTAATATTGGTGGAAAAGAATATGAACTTTTGCTAACTACAAAAGCAACAAAAGAAATAGCTAAGAGATATGGTGGCCTTGAAAACCTAGGTGAACAGTTGTTGACTTCAGAGGACTTTGCTGAGGCTATTGATGAGATTGTGTGGTTAATTACACTACTTGCAAATCAAAGTATTTTAATACACAACCTAAAGAATACTGAGGACAAAAAGGAGCTACTAACTGAAGAAATGGTGGAACTACTTACCTCTCCTAGTGAGCTTGGTAATTACAAGGAAAGTATATCTGAAGCACTAAACAAAGGTACAACAAGGAATGTTGAAAGTGAAGCTGACTCAAAAAAACAAATAGTCGGGTAGCAGATGATGAACTGTTTACCCGACTTCTTTATTATGGCTTAGCACACCTAAATCTTACACAGGATGAGGTGTGGCTAATGCCCTTTGGACTTTTGCTTGACTTGTGGGAATGCCATAGACAGTATAACGGAATAGCTAAACCTAAAAGAGAGATTACTATTGATGATGTTATACCTTTTGGGGTTTGAATTTTGTTGATTATAGTTTCGAAATATGATATAATTTATTTGTAGTAACATTGTAATTGAATTATAAATGTGTATGGATTTTAGAAAATGTTATTATAAGGATGGATCACTTATGGATAAAAGATTAGATTCTAAAATTAATATTTTTAGGAGTGCTTCTAAGAGAAATTACAATAAATATAAAACCGTCTGCAAAAAGGAAAAAGAGTTATTGTCAGGTCCAAATTTGTTTTTACTCGGTAAAGATTTAGATGAAATGCTATCTGAATATTATAATCAAGAAGAAAACCATAGGATGGCGTTCATCGTGTTCCAAGCTATGGCAATTGAGGCCTTTTTAAATGAATATATATATGTTAGGGTTGGCAAATTATATTTTAATTCAATGGATAAATTATCTCCGAAAGATAAACTCCTCGTAGCATGTAAGTTGATAACAGGAAAAGATTTTCCAAGAAGTTCTCGTGCGTTTGAATTATTGGTAAAAACAGTAAAATATAGAAATCGTCTTGTCCATTACAAAGTAAAAGAAATTGATATACAAAAAATAGTAGATGAACTTTCTAAAAAAGAAAAAGGTGATTTTGAAAAAGAAATGGCTGATTTAGAAAAAGACATGGAGGATATTTCTACAACTTATGATAAGTTAGTTGAAACTTTAAATTCACTTGACGATAATTTTGATAGAAAGTATTTAGTGCAAATCCCTGACGATTTTTGGAATACTAGTTATTAATATGATAATATATAGAAACTTATCATAACAATATATCAACATTATAATTTATTTAAGGAGTAACCAAAGGGTTGCTCCTTTTTTAATATACTTATGAGCCAATAGGCTCTTTTTTTATGCCATAAAGGAGGTGAAAATATGGCTGATAATATGGGAATAAAGCTAGGTGTTGAGGGTGAAAAGGACTTTAAAAATGCCCTAGCTGATATTAATAGAAACTTTAGGGTATTAGGCTCTGAAATGAAACTGGTATCCTCTCAGTTTGATAAGAATGATACTTCTGTTGAAGCCTTGTCATCAAGGAATAAGGTACTGAATAAAGAGATAACTGCACAAAAGCAGAAGATTGAAACCCTTAAATCTGCACTTGATAATGCCACCACTTCCTTTGGTGAAAACGATAAGAGAACACAAAACTGGCAGGTACAACTGAATAACGCAAAGTCTGCTTTAAACGGTATGGAAAGAGAACTGAAAGAAAATAATAAAACCCTTGAAAATACCGAAAGTGAAATGACAAGTGCCATTAAGGATACAAATAAATTTGATAAAAAGCTATCTCAGGTGTCTAGTACTGCAGTTGATACTAAAAGTAAGCTAAGCAAAATGGGTAATGCTCTTAAAAAGATAAGTGTAGGTATTGGTGCTTCTATTGCTGTTATCGGTACAAGTGCAGTAGCAAGTGGTAAGAAAATGTGGAGCCTTTCAAATGATGTTGCTGAATATGGCGATAAGGTTGATAAAACCTCACAGAAAATCGGTATTAGTTCTGCTTCATATCAGAAGTGGGGTTATGTTTTTGAAAGATGTGGTGCTAATGTTGATGGACTTCAAGTTGGTATGAAAAAGCTTTCCGGTGTTATTACTGACGCAAGTAATGGTTCTGATTCTGCTAAAAAGAAAATATCTGCCCTTGGCCTTTCTATTGATGACCTTAATGGTAAAAGTCAGGATGAACAGCTTAGCTTAGTTATTTCCTCCTTGCAGAATATGAAGTCCGGTGCTGAAAGAACTGCAGTTGCAAATAGCCTACTGGGTAAGTCTGCTGTTGATACGGCAGGTGTACTGAATATGTCTGCTAAGGAAACAAATGCACTTAAGAAAGAGGCACAGGACTATGGAATGGTAATGGATGATAAGGCTGTAAAGGCAAGTGCTAACTTTGAAGATAGCTTGACAAAAGTTAAAGGTACTGTTACAGGTCTAAAGAATAATATGGTTGGTTCACTTTTACCTGCTATTACTGAAATTATGGATGGCTTTTCTGACTTAGTAGCCGGTAACAAAAATGCAAGTGAAAAAATGAAAAGTGGTGTTTCTAATGTAATTAAGTCTGTTACTGATATGTTACCTAAGGTTGTAGAGCTTGTTTCTACTGTTGCACAGGCTGTTCTTGAAAATGCTCCCACAATTATTACTTCTCTTTCTAAAGGTATATTAAGTCAAATACCAAGCCTACTGAAAACAGTATCGGATGTTGTTACAGAGCTTTTAAGTAGCCTTTTTACCTTGTTACCACAGATTATGGATGTGGGAATAAAGGCTGTTGTAAATTTAATGAAGGGTATGAGTGAGGCTTTGCCTACTTTAATACCGGAAATAGTTAAGGTGATTGCTGAGCTAATAACTGCTTTTGTGGATAATATCAGTTCATTTGTAGATGTTGGTGTTGATGTTATCCTTGCAGTTATTAATGGTATCATCAATAGTATTCCTGTGCTGATTGAACAGATACCGGTGATTTTAGAGGCCTTACTAACTGCACTTACAGAGTCATTACCTACCCTTATTGATGGTGTAACCTTGTTAGTTCAGTCAATAGTAGATAGTTTGCCTGATATTATTAGCTCATTAATTTCTGCTTTACCTTCAGTAATTGAAACCATAGTTACAACAGTTACAGAGCTACTTCCTGTAATTCTTGATGGTATAACTTCAATTATTACCGGTATTGTAGAGGCTTTTCCAGACTTAATAACATCACTAATAGATGCCTTACCTGACATTATAGATACACTTGTTTCTGCTTTGGTTGAGCTTTTACCGACAGTTATTAATGCTATTGTTGATTGCCTACCTAAGTTTATAAATGGTGCAATTAAACTTATTCTAGGTCTAGTTAAGGCCTTGCCTAAAATTATTAAGTCATTACTAAAGGCATTACCGGAAATAGTTACAACTGTGGTTAATGCAATAGTTAAGTGCTTACCTCAGCTTATCAATGGTACTATTCAGTTAATTATAGGTATTGTTAATAACCTACCTGCTATTATACTTGGTCTTATTAATGCTTTACCTGATATTATCACAGCTGTTGTTGATGGTTTAATCAATGCTTTACCTCAGCTAATTAAGGGCTGTGTAACCCTTGTGGTTGAGCTTGTAAAGAATATTCCAAAGATTATTAAGTCACTGATAAAGGCAGTACCTAAGATTATTATTAGTCTTGTTAAGGCATTTGGTAGTGGTGTTAGTAAGTTTATTGAAATTGGTGGTAACTTAATTAAAGGCCTGTGGCAAGGTATCTCTGATTGTGCCGAATGGATATGGGGAAAGATTAAAGGGTTCTTTGGTGGCATTGTTGATGGAATTAAGGATTTCTTTGGTATTAAGTCACCTTCAAGACTATTTAGGGACCAAATCGGTAAGAACCTAGCCTTAGGTGTTGGTGTAGGCTTTGAGGATACTATGAAATCAGTTACAAAAGATATGCAAAATGCTCTGCCTACTGACTTTGATACAACTGTTTCTGCCACTGCTGATGTTAATGGTATTGCTAGGGATAGTGCATTAGGTAATGTGGTTCAGAACTTTAACAACACTATTACCTTTGGTGAAGTACATATTAATAAGGAAATGGATATTGATACTGTGGCACATAGGGTGTCATCAGTAATTGTTAATGACATTATGATAAAGGGTGGTGCTTATGCTTAATGAGTAAATACAACTTTAAATTTGGTGATGTTTGGCTTTCTGAATTTGGTGGCGTCTGTACTGAAGTTCCACCAATAGAAATAGCAAACAAGGATGTAACGCTAATTGATATTCCAAATAAAGACGGTAGTGATTGTATAGATAACGGTAGATACTGTAATGTTGAGTTTACAAGAACAGTTGCTCTTGTAGGTAACAGAATTTCAACAGTACAGGAAAAAGCAAAGAATTTAATAAAGCACTTTGCATATTTGCAAGGGTATCAAAAATTTGAAGATACTGACCATGAGGGTATGGTAACACAAGCAGTTCTTTTAAATCTTGATGAGGTTACAAAGAACTTAAGGACTATGTTTACTGCAGTGCTAAAGTTTTCAAGAAAGCCATATTGGAAGCTAAAATCTTCTTTAAGTGAAGAAAAATTAAATAGTACACTTCTTGCAGATAAAGGTGTGGTTCTTAACAATCCTTTCCCTTCATCTGCTTGTCCTATTATCCGTTATTACTTTACTACCGACCCTCATAGTACAATCGGTACAACTAAGGTTAATTTTTCTTTTTCTTCAAATGGTGAAACAATGACCTATTCAAAATCAGGTATCAACTTTAAACCTACTCATAATATTCTTGATATTGATATTGAGGAGC